TGAGGTGTGAGTAATCTGAGCGTCATGAAGTGCAGATGCCTTCTGGATCTGCTTCTTGATGAGGTTGAGTGTGTTCATTGTAGGTCTCCTAAAGGATGGGTTTTTTAGTCCCCGTTCCTTCAGTCGTTTGCGTCCCAATACCAATCACATTCTGGTGCTGATTCCCTTACGGTCTCAACCAGTTCTATCCTGACATTATCGGATAGGTTTTCGTTTGCCTTTATCCTCAGCACAATGGCATCGGTTTGAGTGCAACTTAGAGTGGTATACAGAAGAATTTCTGCCATGGGATGAACGCTCCGTTCCGCGACTTACTTGCGTCTCAAGTCAGTGTCTGATCGCATTGACCTTCCACCTTCGATCTAAAATAACCTAGTAGATTATATTTAGAACGTCGATCCAAATTGTCATCCATAAGGATTTCAATTCGTTTCTGGAGGAACCTTTCACACGACATGTGCCACCCGTAAGGGTTGTCGTCAGCATGATGGGCAAGGGTCAATGCCAGCAGGGTGCTGAGCATGAGATGAACGACTGGTATACATTATACCATACTATGTATAGATAATAAAGTGTAACATAGGATACATTTTATTATCTTTTAATGTGCTCCACAGTGTGGGTAGTTGCTCCCAACTGCACACGGATGATGCTACATGCTATTGGAGCGTCGTTAGATCCACAGGTGTAGACATCTACTGCTGCCATACCTTCCTCAGGCCACGTATGAATACTAATGTGACTTTCAGCAAGCATGACAACACCAGTGACCCCCTGAGGATAGAACTTGTGGGTCATCGTGTTGAGCACTGTCATTTTAGCACAGTATGCTGCGTCATGCAAGAGGTTTTTAATTAATTTCTCATCGTTTAACTTGTCTGGGTCACAACCATACAAGTTTAGTAGATAGTGATCGCCCATTACATCAACCAAAACTTATCATTCTTTCCACGGCAACACTTGCGAACTTTAATATCGAAACCGTGGTCCATCAACCATTTACAGTCGTCCCAAGTATCTTGCAGAGATGTGTAGAAGAACACTTCTGAATACTTCTTGGTAGAAATAACAATACCATTCTTATTAATACGACGGAGCACTTTAGGTTGCTCTACTGATGCGAATGGCCAGTATTGAATACAAAAAGTGTTCTGTGTGCTACTAACTCTGCCTGAGATACTCATTTTTTTGGACTCCAAAGTTTAGGATTTGCTCTGCCTTCTGTCTGGGTCATGTTCTGGAAGTCCTGACGATACTTATCATAGTAATCGTCAAAGATGTCTACCTGCTTACCAGCAGTGACAATATCAAATTTAGTTATACCATCTTGTAGATACTCTACAATGAAGGCGGTGTATGGGAGACTGCGATCTTGTGCAAGACTTGGATCACAGTCTTCATGAAGAATCTTACATCCTTTACCCATCAGGAACGCCCTCCCCACTTAATAGCGGGGAATGCTTCCTCCACACAGGCACGGGTGATCTTGTATTTCTTCTGTAGTGCTTTGTCCTTGACCAGGACCAGGAGATGTGCTTCCTCCTCACACAGACCCTCTAGCAGTTGAATGAAGAGGTTCTCACGCTGTGCCTGCTTCAGTCCATTGTTACCACCTTGGAAGAACAGATACAGGCGACGATACTCCTTCTCTAGGACAGCGTGGTCAGTGCCCTTAGGAGCATCGTTAGGAGTGAAGGGAACATCACCCTCAGGGATCATAGAGATGATGCTCTCATCATAGTTTGCAATCAAGATGGAACGCAAAGCATTCGTGTTGTGTTGCTGCAGAAGTTTAACCTTCTGTGCTTTTGTCTTAGCGTTGCTCACTTTTTGGAGCACTTCAGAAATTAACAGTTTCATTTTTTAAAAGGTGTTGAACTACGAAAGAAATATTCTTGCATCAGATCATTCAATTGATGCTGCTGAAAGTATTCCAATGGAACTTGTTTCCCATCAGTATTTAGGGAATTGAACTCATCAAGAATTTGCTGCTCAATCTCCTCAGGAACGTAATCAAAGTCAATCAATAGACGATTGCGATGATAGTTTGCAAGTTGAGTATCATTCATACAGAAACTAGACGGTTCCATGTCAACCCACTTGGCAAGGTTCTTCTGACTAATCGGACGTTGACGCTCTCCTTTTACAAAACAATCATCGGGTGACAGGAAGTTCGGAATGCCATCCGACTTGTCTCCCTTGATGATATGTTCTCTAATGAATGCATGTGGGTTATCGAAACCCAAATTCTTCTTAGTGATAGGATTGTATTGGTAGACTCCAGGATACTTATGCAGTTGGATGAAGTCTTTGTCGCCTGATAGGATTAGTATTAGTTCTTTCGGACCTTTGTTTTTACACAGGGTAGAGATAACATCATCTGCCTCTGCGCCAAGAACTTCTACTACTTTGTATGGAAAGTATGTTTTGATCTCATCTCGGATCTTATTCAAGACCTCAAAGATTGAAGACCAGTCGTGACCAGATCGTTCTCGATCTTTCTTTCTATTTTGTTTGTAGTATGGAAAGACTTGCTTTCTCCAATATTGTTTGGAGTCATAGGCGAGAACCATCTCGCCATACTTCTCTCCATACTGTCTTTCATATGAGCGTAACGAATTGAGAACCATGTGTCGAACAAGTTTCTCATTCAGTCTGTCGCCCTTCAACTGTGCCATCAGATTACTAATCATAATCTGATTCATGTCAATAATAATCATCCTCCTCCTCGTTTTCTTCGTTGACGAATTTTACAGATAATAGCTCTTCGTTGATCCAGATTCCATCTTCATCATACATCTCAGGATGAGTGAATCCACCTTCTTCTCTCTTCTGAACTAAATTGTAGACCACATCATTGATGTGCCATCCTGCGATGATGCCTACAACCATTGACAAAAAGACAAAGACACCTGAGAAAAAAAGAATGACTGACGTTTGCATCTTGGGGACTGCTCCTTAGTTACTAGGAACCTCCCAGGTAAATTCAAACTTGATTTGAAATTTACGCTTCAGGAGGTTGAATGTGTGTTCCATAATTGCACCACGTCTTTCTGGTGCTGGTTTCTCTCTCCTGAGCATGAGCTCTATGCCTTTATTTATTTTGCTTTCCTCACCAAAGTTATTCATTTAGATGAAACTAGTCCTCTCGTGATGAATAGTTTTGCGGTCTCGACCAAACCTCCAACTGGTTCCCCATCAATTATAACATACGGATAGGTCTTTGCGCTAGGGTGGGTGGCATAAAATTCTTCTCGAAGACTGTCTGTGTTGACATGCACTTCTTCATAGTCCAACTTAGCACGTTGCATAAGTTCTTTAACTTGTGTGCAATACTTGCATCCTGGTTTCGTGTAGATCTTAATGTTCATTTTTGTTTCTTAAAGTATACATTGCCTGCAATGATGATTCTATTTACACCAACATCAGTTACTTGTTCTACACCATGCAGTGCCCAACTTGGAAACGCAAACATTCCAGAGGTAGATTGACATGTAGGGTAGAGTTTCTGCCCTCTAGAATTAGTAAAGAAGAATGCTTTCTTCTGTGTTGGCAATGCTTTTAATACGTGAACCCATGATATGAATGCACCACACCCATGGTGATCATGAATGAAATGAGAGTCCGTGTCTGAGTTATACATCTGAACCCAATAAGATTCTCTTAGGTTACCATCCTTAGTTTCATAGTCTAGGTAACCATGGATACCAACGTCCTTCATCATCTCAGTAACTACCTCACGATAGAAGTCTTTGATGTGGTTGTCAAGTTCTTCATCTAGGATGGGTTGATTCTTATGGAGACCATCGACGTAGGTAGTGAAGTAACTTTCAGAATCATGTTGAGAAACAATCTGCTTCTCAAGTTTTTCTACAAAACCAGGCGGGTGTTCAACTTGCTTCTGCCAAAGGATCATAAAAAAGAGGGTCGTTAGACCCCCTCATTATATCACAGAGCGTTGCCTCTTGGCAAGACTTCTTCAGGGAATACAAATGATTCATGTGGTTGATCCACTGGTGCCATCCAGGCACGTAGACCTTCATTCAAAAGAATGTTCTTTGTATAGAACGTCTCAAACTCAGGGTCTTCTGCCGCACGGATTTCTTGAGATACAAAATCGTAAGCACGAAGATTGAGGGCAAGACCAATGATTCCAATGGAAGCGGTCCAAAGACCCATGACGGGAACAAAGAGCATAAAGAAGTGAAGCCAACGCTTATTGCTAAAAGCAATACCAAAGATCTGAGACCAGAAACGGTTAGCTGTAAC